CCCTGATAGGAAGCCTTACCCCCGGAAGGACCCAAAAATCCCTTATAAAATGGGCCTTGCAGCCTATCGCAAGTCGTTTGCATTAGGTTGTTGCAATCAGTTTGCATCCTTCAGTCTCAATAAGCCAGTCTCAATAAGGAAAGCTGATTGGCATCCAATGGCTCGGTTCATAGAACAATCGCCCACTGGTCGCGAAGTCGCCGGTTTCTGTCATCTCCCACCATTCGCAGTCCTCATTCCAGTATACGACCGTTGCGCCCGTTAGCCCGTTCCAGTTATTGGGCCAGCAAACAAGGATATGCGTGCCATCCTTGGGCGCACTCTCAATCGGTCGCCAACCTCCGATTTTACCGATTCGCCCGATTCAGCGTCAAGCCTATTCGATACGGGATTGCGTGACTTACTCATGGCCCTCACCCCCTCTCAAAACCCGATCAACCGCCCTGATAAGTTCCAGCGGGTCAACCATGCCCCAAGCGTTAGCGGTGCGTCCGATTGCGGCCTCGACACGATAGACAACGGAAATGTCCATCGTCTCGCGTCCTTTGGCGGCTAGGGTCTCTGCGCTCACGCTCTTTGCGTAAATGATCGCCTCGGGAACATCGTCCGCGATTTCATCCGCAAGCAGGGGGGGCGCAACGGTCGCGCTTTGTTCCTTGACCTTCGCGGGCCGTCCTCTTTTCTTTGGTTCTTTCATGGTCTCACTTCGATTTGTTTTGTTCTCTTATCAACGACGCGAAAAAAGGCGCGTCTTTCCTCTTTCAAAATCTCCACCTTGAACGGTGACTTTTCAGCCGTTAGCCGAAATTTCAACTCCCTGACGAATTGATGAGCCTGGCACGGCTTAGCCATCCCGAGCATGTCCGCTACCTCATCCGGGCTCATCTTCTCGACTGTCAGCCCGTATTTCAGAAACTGGACGCGCCGAGGGGAGCGGAAATAGCAGCGCAGCCCGTGGGCGTGTATTTCCATGCCACCATTGACCGGCAACTCAACGGGGGATTGCCAACCGTCTAGGTGGGCGTCGGCAAGTGAGGTGTGGTAGGTTTTGGCGGTCATGCTTAGACGATGCGAACAGGCGCTACTCGGAACGCGGGGCGTCCGAGAGCTTGGTGTTATGCCGGGATTGCATCGCGCAGTTTCATGAGCTTCGAGCGTTCATCGAGCGCGGCGTCGATCTTGGCCATCCACGTCGATTTTTTCTCGGGATTGGAGTCCATCCAGCTTTCGCGGAGGATCGTAAGTTTTTCATCCACTTGGGCGATTTGTTGGAGTGTGTCTTGGTTCATGGTCGTTTGGTGGTTCGGAGATTTTCGAAGAGCATAACAAGTCGCGGCTGGTCAACCGCCAGGAACGTCCTTCTTGCTGGTCAGCCTCTGGGGCGGCGGTGCCAGCGCTACAGCGTTAGGTGCCTTTGGGTATGTCTGACTGATCTTGCTCCGAATGAACCGCCGCCGCGTTCTCATATCGTCCAGTGGGAGGGGTTGCTCTCTTCGTTCCAATTTCCTTCCAATTGCCGATGATCGGACCTTTCTCGCCAGCTTCCCGGCGCTCTTTGCCGATGTCCTGAGTTACGAATCCATCGTTCCCGTATTGGTCGGGGCCGTCTTTATTGTCGAAAAAGACGAGATTGAGGTATTTGCCGTTTTTCCCTTCGTAGAGGGCAGTTTTATCAATTTTGGTGACGTTGATGTTTGCTGTTTTCATTGGATTGCTTTGGTTGGGTCGAAAATAGAATACCGGAATCTAGACGGGTCAAAGTTCAGCTTAAAGAGCCCTGTCCATCCGGTCTCGCGTTGCTTCTCCACGATCAATTCCGAATCGTGCATTGATCGTTCTTCCTCGCTTGAGAGCTTTCCAGCCTTGCGGCGCTTCTCTTTCTCGGGATTGCGAAGGACTAAAAGAACGTTGTCGGCGTTGTTCACCATGAGGCTTGAACCCTTCACGGAATACATAGACGGGCGGGCGTTGTCCTGCCCCGGTTTGGCAAGGTGCGCCACAAGGTGAATATGCGCGCCTGTCTGCTTCGCGAAATCTTGGAGCCGGTTGCAAAACTCTCCTTGGGCCGGGTAATCCTCATCAAGCCCTTGAACGCGCATGAGGGAGTCAATCACAAAATGTTCCGTCCCGTATCGGCGATAGGAGAACCAAAGCATTTCCATCAGGGAATCCCGCGTGATAGATCCCACGACATCGGCAAAAACGATTGTCTCACCTACGTTCTTCGCGAACTCCCGCGCCGCCGCCTCGTTGATGTTGTTCTTCCCGTAGAAAACGGAAAGCATCTTGCGGAGTTGCGTCTCTACCCGGATCTCAAATGAGCCGATATAAACCGGAATCCGCGCCCCTAGGAGTTGCGCCACCATGAAGTTGAGCATGGTTGATTTGCCCGCGTGAGAGAATCCGCCCCAAATCGTAAGCTCCCCAGGTCGGAAATAAAACCCGTCCCCGCTCTGCCAATTCATCTTAAGGAACGGCATTGAGAACGGCTCCGGCTTTGGCTTTACGTCCTCGACAAGTCGGGACTCCATTTCAGCCGTTGTGACAAGTCTTTCAATCCTCGGGCGCTTGGCGTTCGCTACCCAATCGGCGGCATCCTCCTTGGTAAATCCAGCAAGGAGGCAATCGTTCGCGTCCTTCTTGGGGAGCGCGACAACGAGACAGCGATGTTTTCCAAGTCGGGAGATTGCCGTTTCCGTGATCTTCCCGCCCGCCTCGTCTTGGTCGAAGGCCAGATAAATCGTGTCGAAAGCTTCCAGATTGTCCCACTCGTATTCGATCCACGTTGCACCAGTCCCGTTCGGAACGGAAAGCGCCGGAATTCCCCACTGGTGCCAAGTCGCGGCGTCAATCTGCCCTTCGCAAAGCAGAATCGTTTTGGTCCGGTAACTTTCTTCCGGGATTGCCTGCCAGCCGAAAAGGGATGGGGCGCAATCCTTGTCCTGCCACACTTTCTTTTTGTCGCCAATCGTGCGGTATGACCTGTTAATGACCTCGCCAGCCGGAGAGATGCACGGAAAAGCAATGGCTTTCCGCTCCGTGTCGATCTCGATTTTGAGGCGCTCGATAATCTCCGGCTTGAGTCCCCGCGTTTGTGTCAAAAATGCGTAAGCGCGACCATTTGGGGATGGTGATTCCGACTTGATCGCGGGAGCATGGCTGTAAACCCGCTTCTCGTGCTTCCTGACGGGCTCGGAGATGCCAAGGTATGTCCTGACTGCGGAAATCGCTTCCCCGGCTGAAATCGCACGAGAGAGACGCCAAAGGTCAACAAGGTCGCCGTGGTCATCCGTTGCCCAATCTCGCCATTGCCCCGCGTGCCCTCCGGTCATCGTGAGTTTAAGCGAATCGCCGGGAGCGCCGGACAAGTCACCGCAAAGCCATTCGTTGCCGTGTCGCCGTCCACCGGGGAGCAGCATCGGGGCAAGTTCCTCGATTCGCCCGACGAGTTGCGCGGAAAGGTCTGAAACGGTCAGAAGCATTCAGCCTCCTCTTTTTCGGTTTCTTCCTCGGTCCAGTAGTCGGGATGATCTCCCGCCGCTTCCCGCGCCTCGGCTTCCTTGTGGCGCAAAAGGCTTGCCATCAAGTCATCTTCCTCCGGCTCGTCCGTTGCTGGCGTTTCGCTTGGCCATTCCCGCTCGTAATCGCTCGGGCTTTTCTGCGACGGCATGAAGCTGGAAGCCTTCCACGAGCGGACGGTTGATTTCCAACAAACGATTTTCTTCCCGCCGTTAGTCCATCCGTTCCCCTCCCACTTGTTCCAAGTCGCTTCCGCGTCGCGAGGGTAAAGCCCAATCTCGCGGAAATAGGAGTCAAACTCCTCGCGGGTTTGTGGGCGGGCTTTGCTCGCCTTACTTCCATTCCCTTCTATTCCCTTCCCTTCCTTCTTAGTCACTTGGGTGTCAGTTGGGTGACAGGCTCCTGACACTTGGGTGTCACTTGCCTGACAGTCTAGCCATTTCACCTTGGTAATGAAGAACTTAAACGCTTCCTTGAACCAAGATTCCGGGGCGCGGGTCTTGACGGCCATGGCGCGGGCCGTCAGGGGGGTGCCATCTTCCCGCACTAGACTGCCACGCTCCTGACACTTGGATGCCACCTGCAAAATGAGAATCCACGCGGCGAATAATTCGGCAGCGTTGTCTTGCTCCATGACGGTCGCAAAGCCCTCGCCGTCGTGCTTGTTTGGGACGCAAACCCACCGGAGGTTTTCGACCGTGCGGGAACGGTTGTTCTCGAAATGCTTTTGCCAGTCCTTGACTTTGTAAACAGGCTCACTCATCTCGTCGCCTCCTTCTCAATCAAATTCAGCAACCGGGCTTGCAGCGGGACAATGGCAAGTTCCATTTCATCGCACGCGGACAGAAACCGCTTACTCGCCACCTCTATTCGGTGAATCAAAGTTTTACTGTCATTTGCGAGGCGCGCTTGCGTCACGGCCTTATAGAAAGAACTCACAAGCGGGCGCATCGTTTCGAGCGATCCGTTGTGCATCGCTGTATGGCAATCCTCGCAGAGGGTCACGAGGTCGCGCGGATCGGCATCCCAAGGATTTGCGCCCGTGTATTTCTGGTGATGAACGGCAAGCGTCGATCCTTCGGAAAAGCAAACGCGACATTTCCAATCATCGCGATCCATGACTTCCAGCCGTAGCTTTTGCCATCGCGGGTCTTTAAGCTTTTCTCCGTAGGTCATTCGATGTTCACAAAAAGGCCCAACACTCCCCGCCGCGTGAGACCCGGACAATGAACCGGCACGGTGGGGAGAATTGGGCTGTCTTGCTTTAGAGTGCATTGTTTTATTTCGGGTCTCAACCGAGTCTTTCGACATTCCAGACTTCACAAAAAGAACCGTGATTGCAAGCTGTGCTTCGGCCTTCATTTTCATAACCCGCACAAACCGGCACAAATCGGTATCAAACCGGCAAGGATTAGATGCATCATCAATCTTATCAATGTTTCGGCGCGTTAATACCTTGCCGGATTTCCTCAACAGTGCGCTCTAGGCCGTCTGCTAGGAGGTCTAGGATTTGGTCTTGATATGGGGAGGGGCGCATTATGCGGGTTTCCAGGCGATGATTTGCATATCGCGCTCACGATCTGATCCAGTCCAAACACTATCCAACTTGCCAGAATATCCAGCATCCCAATATAGCGCCGTATCGCCGTG